ACTCACCTTCCTGCAAAGCCTGCTCTCTGGCTTGCCCTGTCTGTAATCCAAGCTGTCCTGCCTGCAACCTTGCAGCACGATCAGCTTCAAATGCCTGCTGTGCCTGCTGAAAAGCTAACTGACTGCCCCTGGACTGAATATCTCCTAGCTGCTGACCAAGATTGCGCTCACGCTCGGCCTGCATAATGGCCTCTCGATACCCGCCCATACCACCAGCCTGCGCTGCCTGTTGCCCTATCTGGCTTCCTGCTATGTCTGATTCTCGCCTCGCCTCACGCTTCTCAATATCCGTAACCATCTGCTGATACGGACTCATATATCTTTCCAGCGTTTGAGGATCGGCAACCGTACCCGGAGAGAATCCGGGGCCAAACCCACCCGGACCCGTATATCCTGCCCGTCTTTGACCAGCCTCATACCCCTGAGAAATATCTCCAGCCCAATAGCCGGGGTCTATCTGAGGACCGGCATATTGAGAAGTAATAGGTTGTGGCTGAAACTCCCTCGCCATTGACAAGCCCTGATAATCGGGCTGATAGCCTATTCTTGAAGCAATGTCAGAGGCTTGCCGCATCTGGTAAGGCGTTCCGGCAGCAGCCATCTCCGTCATACCCTGCATCGACATACGCTCTTCCGGCGTAAAATCAGCCATCCGAGAACCTGTGTACGTCTGGTATGGTCGGGCAGACTCGTAAACTGTTCTTTCCAGCGCCTTCCTGAAATATGGCTCGGCATATTCGGGAAGATTGCTGCTGATCTGGGTAACTTCTTGTGGCCCAGAAGGTCTGCTGCTGCCGCCTTTACTCATTTTGACACCTCTTTCTCATATACCGTATAGGAACGCTTGAATCCATCCTGCTCAAGCCATTTCCAGAATCCATGCCTTGCGGTGCCTTCAATACCATCGCATTCATTGTCTTTAGCCCAGCTATTGAACTTTTCAAGCATCTCCCATACCCAGCCATTGAAGTTTTTTCCGCCAATATACTGCATAGCCAGCATTTTCTTTTTCGGGTAGAAAACAAATTCAGTCGTGCCTACCCCCTCAATCACATTATCCTCGTTAAAGGCCACCCACAAATGCTGTTCAATTTTACGGACAGATTCATACAGTGATTGCATATCCCATCTGCCACGCGATCTTGCAATCGCAGGAGCAAGGTGCTCCTCGACATCATCCCACAGCGTCTGCACATAATTAGGCGGAATTAACGCAACCGTATGTGTAACAACTCTTGGTGCATTTTTGGCATGAACTCTCGGCTCACGAGAAATGTCCTTAATCTCAACATCCTGTTTTAATGCTAATTGGCTCATACCGGCATTGCCGTTCTGGGGTTAATCTCAGGAGGCTGTTCCGTCATACCTGTTCTGGCCTGACGAATATCGGACATCATCCTGTCGAGTTCACCGGCCCCGGCATCACTACTGCCATTACCAATACCGGAAACTACGTCTGCCGGGACAATGTACTCACCGGGAGAAACGGCCACTCTCTGCTGATCTCCTATAGACCCCATAATTTCATCAGACATTCCATCGCCCTGACCTTGAATCATTCCCTCTGTCTGTGCGCCAGGCTCTACGGAGGCCAACACCTGCTGTCTAAGCATCTGGAAGGCTTCCGGGCCAAACTGCTGGATAAATGCCTGAATAATCGGATCAGCCTGCTCTGCCGGAATCTGACCTAACACAGCCATAGCCGTTAACTCCACTAACTGCATGGCTTCAGCATCCATATCTCCCATCGCTGGATCTACAGAAGCTATCCCTGATTCCATTTCAGGAACCTGACCCATATCCTGCATCTTGACTAAACCACCTTCTGCTTTTTTTGTTTTATCTACCATTTTATAACCTGAATTTATGATTGAGTTTAATCGTTGAAGTCGTGCCATAGCTACATCATCAGGCATATCTCCAGTAAGATATGCGTAAGTACCCCAATCAGGTCTACCCTCATTTCGCCAATCTTCTACACCAGAACGTAACCATTCTTTATTCCCAGTTTCCATATATGCAAATACTTCTTCTGGTCGAGAAGATTCTAAAACAGATCGAACTGTTGTTCTTTTTTCTTTATCGTCTTCAAATAAAACAGTATCCAATGTAAGACTATCTTCAGGTGCTTCAGGAACCTGACCCATATCCTGCATCTTTATAAGCCCACCTTCATGTTTGCGACCACGACCGGAGCTTCCTTTTTTAGATTCCTTTTTAGCTTTCTTCTTGGTTTTCTTTTTCGCCTTTGCTTTAGGTGCTGCCTTTTGATCTGCCGCTATTGATGGCAGTCCTGACCAACCGCCATATTCTGACCAATCTGCCACTGATGGCGGTACTAATGGTGGTGGCGCAGCAACTACCGGGGAAGGCGAAGGAATTCGTGGAACGACCGGAGGACGAGCAGCCATCGGAGGCGCGACCTGCGGTGGTGGCATAGGTGGTGGCATTGCCGGAGGAGGCATAAATGGCATTGCCGGAGGTTGCATTACCGGAGGAGTGGGCGCACCAATTTGCTTGTTGGGCGGCACAAAGATTGGGGCGGGTTTGCCCGGGGGTAAAGGACGCATTACCGGAGGCTGGGGCGCTGGAGGCGCGTTCCTCTTTATCAAGTCCGCGTATCTTCTTGCTCTTCCTCGCATTGGCGGAACCACGGGAGGCGCTACAGTCAGTGCTGGAACAGGGGGAACTGCTAACTGCGCAGGTCGTGACGCAATAGGAGGAGCTACTGCGTCCGGTATCCTAAAGGTACCAGGAGGAGGTGTTATAGCAGGAGGAGAAACCTCTCCCTCAACAACATTTCTATCATCAAGGTTTTCCCACCAATTCCTGTCACCCTCATCATCAGGATAATCAAGGTTGCCAAAATTAAATCCCCTGCCAATACCGCCTGCCCTGCCAATACCGCCTAAATTTGGCAGAGTCGTTACAGGATCAGTCGTTACAGGATCAAGAATAATATCCGGGGGAGCTTCATCGTCTGGAGAAGGCGGAGGCGGTACGTTTCCAGGGTTCAGAGGATCAAGAAAGCTGGGGAACTCTTCTGGTTGCCTGAAAAACTGGATTTCAGGGTCAATCCCCGGACGATGCCCGGCGGCTGCTAACTGTCGCATCTGTTCTGCTGAAATCACCTGTGGTCCGCGCAGAGCACCCTGGGCCTGCGCGGCAGACATACTTGGTGTATCAAGAAAACTCGGATTTCCATAATAAGGGTCGGGTTTACGATAAAAATCTCCGTCGTTAATCATTCCCCCTCCATCCATCCGTACAGGCTCTCCCATCAACCTGGCAAGACCTTCTCGCTTGTTGCTGTAATCAGACGGATTCAGAGAAATTAACCCGCCACCGGCAGCAACCATTGGTATAGCCCCATATCCTGTAGGCGCATATCTTGGGTCACGCGGCTTGATGCCCCTTTCAGGCCATCCATAGTCGTAGATACTTTGGAGCATAGCCCTTTCATAGTCTTCTTCAGATTGAGCTGAAGAAGCCTTCCTTTCTGCATCAAGACCTGCTTGTGTTTTTTCCAGATCTTCCAGCGCATCCAATCTGCCTAATTCAGCGCCAGCAGCACTAGAAAGAATAAGATTACCAGCTACATCTTTACTAAAATCAAGTTCTCCGGCTCTGCTCCAATCAATGCGGCCATCTCTTGTAAGCCCCCGACCCCAAAGATCCTGGGGTTCAATAGCAGAAGTAGCAGCATCAGTCAGACTGCCAGTCCCATATTTCTGAAAAACATTAGATCCCAGAGTTGAATCACCGCTTAATAATGTCTCTCCTGGGGTTAAAGTACCGCTAAGTAATCCAGATGTTTGAGCATCAGTTAGACCAGTAGTAGCAGCATCGGTCACAACATCAGTCACACCAGTCGCATCAGGCAGAACACCAGGTACATCAACATCAACGGAAGACGGAATGGCATCAAGAATCTTGCCCATACCGAAGCTAGTTAGCCCTCCGAGAATCCCCTTCCCCAGGTCTCCTGTTTTCGCCCAAGTAAGAGCACCGCTTAACAAAGCACTGCCTCCTGCTCCCAACCCTAACCAACTGCCCAATAACGGCGCAAGGAAAGGCAGAAACGCCTCCTGCTGACCTGTCACTGGATTGGTGGTTAGCCTTCCGGTCGGAGAGAGCGCAGCAATACCCTGAACCTCTATCGGGTTCATGTGTACCAGCATGGAATCGCCGTAGCGTCCATACTGAGCCAAGTTGTCAGCAGTTCCCTGCAAAGGAGGTGCGTAACTATTCATAATAAAATCCTACTTGGTCTCAACACCAAATAAAGTAAAAGTCATGTCCACTGCGCTCGCATAAGTCTTGACAACATCTTTCTGCCCCAGACAAATGCCAATAACTGCTGTAAATGTCGTATTTGCTGCAACAGACTTGTCATAATAAAGAAACTGTTTGTCATTGTCCGCAGCCCCGGCAACATTAACCCGAAGTCTGAATGTAATCGCGCTTCCTGTCCTGTTACAGGCCAGGAACGAACTAACCGTAGTCTGGGTAAGGTCTGGAACCGTATACAGAGTCTCCTGCGTTGTAGCCGCACAATCCAACTGACCGAGGACTTTAATGATGTCACTCACGATCCCCCCGCGCCCATCAGCAAGAACTGGAATCTGCGCATTGCCAGGCTACCGTCCTTGTCTCCCTGTGTTTTTGCCAGAACCACATCGTTCTTAACATCCTGAAACGACTGCTCAATCGTCAGGCGTGTTGTTGCCTCGTTATGTGGCTCATACTCCTCGGGTGCTACCGGCAACGGAATGACTCTGCTCTGCGCCATTATCTTCTCCCGTCCGGCCTCATATCGAAGCGTAAGTCGCCTAACCGCCAGCCATAGCCGCTTTCACTGCTTTCAATGCGGAAAGCAGAGGAACGGGTTCTGGCCCTTAAAAATGCCTGTTTTGTCGAGGAAGTCACTGTCGATGTCGATAAGGTAGTGGAATCTTCCAGAGGAAAATCCTTGCCCTTCACAATAACACTCATCGAGGCGCTGCCTGTATCTCCATTGAACGTAAAATCAGGAATCAGCTTGCTTAACAGCATATACCGCTCGCCATCACCCATCTCTACATCGCCCGATTCAATATAGGCAGTCATGGCCGAGCCATCATCATCATGCCCTCGCTCCTGTATATAGAGATAATTGTTATCAGAACTCGTAATAACCGAGGTAGCGACCGGGTAGTTCTTGCTGTTAGCCTCAATCCAGGCACCTCTTACCATCGTGCCAATCGTCCAAAGCTGTTCCATGTAGTTGTAAGTTACATAATTCGTGTTGTCTGTTTCGCCAGAACCTATTGGATAAAACCAAGTCACTTCATTGTGGTCTGCATTGGTAGAGGAAAAAACCTTAAAAGACTGGTCGATATTGATATTGCTGAATACATGGTCAAGCACAGAACACGGGATTCTCTGTACAGAACCGTTATAAACATAAAACCCACCACGATCCATGAAGTAAACGGCCCCGCCTGCGTTTATCGCAGCTTTAGGCGAAATCATGGAAATACCTTCGTTAACGACACTAAACTGGAAAATGAAGGGAGAACCAATAAATCTCATGGAATGAATACCCGCATCAGTCCAGATTAGTATTTCCTGTCTTGTTTTTAACGCCCCGATAATCGTAGAGCCTGTGCTGAGAGTTACGCCACCAGCACTGTTAATCGCTGTTGGGGTCCAGTCTGCGGCAGACTCGCTGTCGCTCCACCTGACATGAAGCGTATCAATGGTTGATGAACCAATCGGGTTTACTCCAAAACAGATAACGTGCTTGTCTACATCCGACATCATTACCTGTAATGCTATTGTTGGCGCATCAGAGGCTCCTGAAACCGCAGATAACGCAGTACCCCTGGTTGATGTTCCGGCACTCTCATCCCAGTAGTACACGCCACCAGCGCGTACATTAAAAACCAGATCATCGCCAAAGACATCCTGACTATACAAACGCAACTGACCACTGGCTGAAAGGCTGCTCGCACTACCAAAGGTGCTTGCACCCCATGTGTCAGAACCCCACCCGACACCCTGAACGTAGTTAGTCAGTCCAGTATTTATCTGATAAGCCCCAACTACGCTACTTCCACCATTACCGCTATCTGAACCATTCGCGGTAACAGTATCCCCGGAAGTGTCTTTTGCTGTGATTGTGTAAGAGTTGGTGTTAACAACGCTTGCAACCTGATATTCCTGGTTCAAAACAGCAGCGATTACGACCCCGCCTAAACTCGCTGCATCTGAAAAAGTGACGAAATCATTCACTACAGCACCATGAGATGAGTCTGTGACCGTAATGGTTGAGGAACCATTCGTTGCTGCAAAGGTGACATCACCGGCACTGGTGGTCGCTCTTATAGGCGTTACATCGTAAAAAGATGACCCCTCGTTAACGTAAAACTTGAGGTGGGTTCCAAGGCCAATGTAAGCAATTCCATCAATGGCTACCCAGTCCTCCAGAGACCGACATACGCCAAGAAAAGAATTAGAACTATATTTTTCCCAGCCGCCTATCTTTTCTGGCCTGCCCTTCCTGAACCGAACCTTATCAGCGTCATACCAGCCAGCATCAGCACTGTACTCAGTACCTTCTCTGTTTATTCCTGGCTGAAACTGTAGTTTGGTTAAGGGCATAGTTATCTCACATAGGGATTAAAGTGCATTCTTGGAGGCATATAAGACGGGTAGCTTGAAAGCAAAGAGCCTATTCCTCTCGGCACTCCATAACCCTGATTAAAAACTCCGCCAAATGAACCACCATACGGAGAAGGAGGCATATACGGAGAAGGTTGATATCCACCGAACCCTCCGCCAAATCCTCTGCCAAATCCTCCGCCATACGGCTGCGGTCTCATCCCTTTGCCCGGACTGCCATAAGAAGAAAACGGCATAGGCTGCACCATCCCCCGCCTACTTGGCAGCCTCGGACGAGGAACTGGTTCAGTAGGTCTAACCGGACCTGCCCCCAGCTGTCCCCTGCCTCCCGGCGGTGGTCGCCAATCAATTGGCGCTCCCGCTACCGGCGTAGGCTGCATTACGGGAGACTGGGGCGATGGAGGCTGGGCCATCGGCGCTCTGCCCTTGCCGGGACCGGCAGGGTATCCCCCGCCGTACTGAGGCTGCTCATAGCCCCCCTGTCCACCAATTCTTCCGCCCATGCCCATAAAAATATCCCTAGTACGACCCGGTACGGATCATTTGGGTCAGTTCTTTCGCCCTGTTACCCACCTGACCAGACCAACTGGAATCCATGAACTGATCGGCTGCTTCATTCCAGTCCCCGGAAGCCATGCCTGCAAGCGCCTTCTTGAACGCTCTCAGGCGCGTCTGACCGAGATTAAAGCTGATATCAATTAGTGCGTCCTGCCTGACCGAATCAAGACCCGCAAACCAGTCATATTCAGAGTCAAGCTCTGAAACAACGCGGTCAATATCATTCTGAAGAAGGTAGTCCACCTCATCATCTGACAAGCCTATCCCGCCTTCAGGGTCTACATTCCTGCCAACCCCGACCGTAATCTTTGATGCGCTGCATTTATAAGCGTGTGTTTCCACACCCTCATGCACCTTCAGCATTTCAACCAGTTTTTCTCGCATTCTTTCCTCTTGAAACCCAAGCCTCGTCCTGTTCTGTTTCGGGATCATCAGCGATATACCGGCCTTTCCCGTCCCTTGCCCTGACCATTTCATCAGGAACCTCAGAAGTGGCTCCCACGCCAATAGGAACCGACTCACTGACAGGCTCTGTATCCTTGGAAAAAAAACCTAACAATCGACTGAAAAAATTCATTTCTGCTTCGCCTTTCCTATATTCAAAGCCAGCAAATCAACCAGCTTGTAAAGTTTGCCGATCCACACATCATCTTTCGGTGTGGGCGTTGAAGCCGCAACAAGGCTCGCAACAGTAACAATCATCGTCAATACGCTGATTGTTGTCATTATCGTACCCATATATACCCCCTAATTGACTTCTTCGGTTTGTTTTGCAATCTGATCGGTGATGTCCCATACGTTCAGGTTCGACGC